CACCTCCCGTGATCAAAGAACACATCTGGGGAGTACGAGGAAGGGGTCCACGGAGCCATAGAGTGCTCTCCTACCTCAGCATCAACATGACACCCAATTCCGATGATGGTGCCCACGGTCTTCTGATCCCCTCGCGGACAAACGAGGGGGGGAGTCCCGGAATAACCAAAAGGTTACCTTCAAAATCCCATTTAATTAAAAGCCGCTAATTAACGTGCAGGAACTCAACGCCTGGGCACACTATAATTCCCCGGGTTCCACAAACTCAGGGGAAGAACAGATTTTGCAGTAACCGCGTCCAGTGGATCCCCGAAACGAACGGACAGCATGGAAGCCTCATAGTACGCCGACCAATCAGGTACCACGAGTTCAACAAGCTTGCGCATGCTAGGATCCAGTGTATCGCAATTATAAGCCAAGGAGTTGAGCTCACGAACTATCGAATTCGTCTCATGCACACCAAGCGCACACGCCTGGTCGCTATCCAAAACCCCGTCGCCAGAAATCTTAGAATGCGCCAACCCCAACTGTGCGAAATAATGACACAGCGGTCCGCAATCCTTAAAATTCTCGGCCCTAGCGTACATAGCCGCCAGGCCGACCTCATTCACCTTCGTGGGATCTTGCTTAACCAGAGATGAACACGTCCACGAGGATGAGGCTATGTTCCTCGGTATCTCAGGACAGAACGCCCCAACCGGTCCGTACCGGTCGCAGAGAAAATCAAAACCGGTGAACGTCATCTTACGATTGACGAACACCAGCTTCATCCTGAAACCCAGTGAAGTCCACGTATTCTCAATATACTGCTCGTCCACCTCCTCAGTAGTACTGAGGACTGAGTCGTCACCCTCAAAAGCAAATTTGAGTTGACACCATTCACCAGTGCGCGCAGATTTATACCATACGGGCTTCTTCGGGTTCTGTACGAATGAATGGATTACCTCTGCGGGGTTCTCAGCCAAAACACTGATCCAACAGACCAGGTTGATAAAGTAGTTGAAACAGCTTGTCCCGCGATGCCCTGATTGGCGTATAGAGTCAATCATAACTCTAATCGCGGAGACCAGCTTCCTACCCTCAACTTTGGCTTTACCCTTAATGTGGGGTTTTTCCATATCCCTGAACACGGCATCCAACCAATTCTTGGGGACCTCAGGGTCGTGGCCGAGAACAGCTATAATGTGTTTAAGAACACGGTTCTCGGTCATACCACGAATGCTGGAATTGCAACAAGCGTCCCAAGCGGATCCGTCACCCTCTATGACGGTACACTGCTTGCCTTGACGTAAGTGCTGAGCCACTCGCTTCATGGCCTCGTGTTTAGGGCAATGTTTAATACTAGCCAGCTCAAAGGTCTCGAAGAGCAAATCCTCGAAACACTTGACAGGGAGCTGCATCATGACTTGAGCCTTATCACCACACTGAATGATGGGTCGGGGAGCCTTACCCTTAGCAGGAAGTGCTTCATTGGTTTTAATCTGAAACTCCTGCTCAATCTTAGAATGTGTATCAGACAAACACTCCTCAACAGCGTGTCTCCAGCGGTCTGAACTCCACTTCCTAGATTTGAACTCATCAAAGTCAGGGTTTTCCTCCCTCCACTTACGGATTCTCTCAGGTGTGAACACTTGCCGTATGAGTGCAGAGACAGTATCGTCTATACGTCTGATGAGCCTCTTACCAGCCTTAAACGGTAGGGGGTCAACACGCTTAGCAAGCCCACACTTGAGATTTCCCTCCGTGGAAGCCATCACCTCAGTTGGGATAAGATCAGGGCCAATCTGGTAAGCCAGGGTACCATCTCCTTCTTCTGCTTGTCGGGTTTTAACTCTGGTCTCCCGGCCATATTCATCTCCTCTCAATCTAGTGCCCTGCATCTGTCCGTCCTGGACATCCGGATTACCTAAATGTGTATCGGTAGTTTCTGGCGGTTCGGCGCCAGCTGAAGGGCGGCCATCAAGGATCGAGCGTGATACACCTTCCTCGCTTTCCATGAAAGCCATCATCGCGGCAGGCGCCCACGTACACAGCGCTTGCTTCATCAGCTCATCATAATCCTCGTTCAGAGAAAGATGATGTATGAAGGTTCCATGTGCT